TCTTCCATCTTTATTTTTCTTTTTCTCATGTACCAGTAAGATCTCTGAAATCTCTGAAACTGAGTCTAAACACACGCTATCAAAGGATAGTTCGCCAGATGAAAGAGCTTCATAAACTTCTCTTAAATCTTCAATACTAGAAACTTCAATAGCAGATACATTAGGTGCATCTTTGATAGAAAGCAATCCAGCCTCCGCACTTATGACTAATACTTTGCCAGGCATACTTTGTGTTGAGTATGTTTTTCCGGCTCCCGCTTGACCATAAATGAGAAGCTTTGCTCCTTGTTGATCCACCATTTTATCTGGTGTTTTTATCTTATCTTTTAAGCTCATAATCTACCCTCCTTATATATGTGTAAAAATGAACTTGCTAATTATAACCTGTGAAACTACAATATGTAAATCATATTATTTAGGAGATGTATATGAAAAAACAAATCGACACAACTTGGCTTGCAAATTATTATTTCAGGACCAAAACTTTAGCAACAAATAAATTGAAGGAGTTAGATACGATGGGCGTTCAACCTAATCATAAAGAAAGAAAAATAGATCATTACACGTTACCTGTTTACATTAAATTTCTTGGTTATAGAAAAGCCGCAGAAGATTTCAACTGTTCAGAAGCAACATGCAAAGCCTGGAGGTATGGATATAGGCAACCGTCAATAGCACAAGCCAAACAAATAATAAGGGCTACTGAAGGAAGATTAGATTTTGAATCTATCTACGGATCTATATCGGATATATTAGAGCAGGAATAGCATGTTCCAGCTCAATATTACCGAGGATGACTCGTCCTTGGATATTGCTCTGGCTTATTATGATGATGGATATAATGTAGTACCGTTACAAAGATCTAACAAAAAACCACCACCATTTTTAAAAGGCTGGGAACAATATAAGGAAACAAGACCTGAGAGGGAACTTGTAGAGTCTTGGTTTAAAGATAGGGATAACCTAGTAGTAGCCTTAGTCTGTGGCAAGTTTGTTGTTGTAGATGCAGATTCACCTGAAGCTATGGATTGGGTAGAAAAGAATCTACCAGCTTGCCCGTTTAAGGTCATTACAGGCAAGGGTATGCACTACTATTACAACAACCCAGAAAACTACACTACGTTCGCTACAAGACGAACAAACACAACTCCTATAGAAAGATTAATTGATATACGTGGTGTGGGTGGCCTTATTATTGCACCATACAACCGTCATGCTAATGGTCAGGTATATAAGCCTGTCATGATTCCAGATTGGAAGATCTATGACCATACAGATCTTCCAGACTTTACCGAAAAAGAATTCTTACAGATAACAGGCGTACCCAAAGTTGAGAGCAGTAAACAAACGGCACCCTTCTCATTAGATGGAGTATTGGAGGGGTCTAGAAACGATGGAGCCGCAAGGATAGCTGGATACCTTATATCTAAGAGTGTAAACCTAGAGTTTGTAAGAGTATTCCTACAGAACTGGAACAAGAACAATAACCCACCTTTACCACAGAAAGAAATAGATTCTGTTGTAGATAACGTCAAAAAAACACATGATCGAAAAAATCAAATAGCTCCCTTATTTACACAATCAACTGAGAATATAAAAAGACCAGAAGATCTATTTTCACCACCTGGATTACTGAAGAACATGTTTGAGTTCTGTGAGGATATTGCACAAGTGCCACAACCGGAACTATCTTTAGTTGGAGCTTTGGCATTAGCTAGTGTGACCTGTGGACGTTTATATCGGACCAACATGAATAACTTTTCAAGTATGTACTTTATGGGTGTTGCAAAGTCAGGACAAGGTAAGGAAAACATCAAGACATTTATAGAGTCTGTGCTTAATGCCTCAGACCAAGAAAAGCTCGTTGTGGGTGATGGATATACATCTAGCGGAGCCGTACATTCTGTTTTGAAGATCAGACCTACCCAAATAACGATTATGGACGAGTTTGGGAAACGTTTAGAGGCAATTAGTAATGCGGGTAACACTAACAAAGAAGATGGCATACAGACGCTTATGGAGGCTTGGGGAAGGTGTCATGGGACTCTACGACCAGATAATTACTCTTTGATGGCCGTACAGGAAGAATATAAAGAGAAAATGATGAACAGGGTGACATATAAGCCAGCTATTACATTAGTTGGATTATCAGTACCTAAGAATTTCTATGGAGCTTTGAATAGCGGAAGGATAGCAGACGGTTTCCTTAACCGTTTTGTGGTAGTTGAATCTAACGAACCAAGACGTGTTGGAGATTTAAAGAAATATACAGAACCACCAACAAACGTGGTCAACTGGGTTAATTATGTGCGTAGATTGAAAGGTACATTATCAGACGCATCTAGAGATAACGCAGAGCTTGATATAGCACAAACCGTATTAGAGTTTGATAGGCAATCAGAAGAGCTATTACAAGACTTTGCAAGGGAGATAATTAAACGACAAGACATACTAGAGAAAGATAACTTAGAACCATTACTTAGCAGATCTAAGGAAAAGGCTATGAGGTTATCTTTGCTTTGTACGTTAGCTTCAAATGCAGATGCAAAAAAAATAACGGCAGATATAACCAAATGGGCTATAGATTACATTAGATACTACGACCTTATGTTTATTGAGGCTTGTAGGGATAAGGTAGCTAGTTCTGCAACAGAGTCTAAGATCAAACAAGTATTGTCATACATTAGATCTAGGAATGGTGAAGGCATATCTAAAAGAGAGGTAGACAGGCATGAACTGTTTAGAAGTATGAAGTCTTATGAAGTAAAAGAAATAATAGAGCGGTTAAAAAATGCTGGAGAAATCCAGGAGATAGAAATTAAAGTTGGGGGTAAAGGGAGACCAACCAAAAGGTTTGTTGCCGTAGATCCTAACTTTTTTGAGGAGTGAACATGAAAACACCATCATTTGAATCAATAGACGATCAAAAGAGAGAAGAGAGGGTAGCTGGATTTTTAGAAGGTCTTTGGGGAGTTAGTTGTCATAAGTTACCAGTCAGTTATTCATTAGATTACTGGATAGAATCAGTAGAAAAAAGTTATTGGTGTGAGGTCAAATGTCGCACCTTTTCTTTTGATAAGTACGATACGTTAATTATATCTACAAAGAAACTAAGAAAAGGATCTTCATTTGCATTAGCAACCGGAGTACCGTTTATTATTGTTTATGCTATGACAGACGGTTTATACATGCACGAATGGAAAGAAGATCATGTTTATGATGTAAGAATGAATATAAGTGATAACCCTACATATGATGAAGACAACGAACCTTACATACATATACCGCAAGAAGACTGGGTATGTTTGTCAGATAAACCTTTAGGAATGGACCGTAACGAAATAGGCTTCTAACCTAACCTAGAAGGCCTACCAAATAATTGTTCGTCTAATGCTAATCTATCCTCAGATAAAGGACTTAGTGTTGGCATTTGAGTTCCTGATACATCAGGCAAAGGAATACTAGGAGTTGGGACCTGTGTAGTTCTTAAAGACTGTTGTGCTTCTTGTTGCAGATCTTGTGTTTCTGATATTGTATCTTTTATTAAATCTTTTACAGGGTTAAGTAATTCTTCTATACCCGCCGCATCATAAGCACCATCCATGATCCCACCAGCAACTTCTCCTGCTTCTTCAGCTTCCATACCTAACTGCCTTACTAAAGTTTGTCTTAATGCTTGTTCTGTCATGTCCAAGGCCGTCATGATAGATCCTTTGTCTGTCTTTGCTACTATAGAAACAAAACTTGGTGATGCAAACAATCTTCTAGCTACTGCCAATCCTAATACTGAAGGTAATACCGCTATAGGATTTAAAGCCAAGCTAGCACCAATACCAGCAGCTACCAGACCACCAGCCGCTCCCCCTCTGCCAGCTTCTTGTTTGGTTAATGTGTCTAGTTGTCTTTGGAAGTTTCTTAAACCTTGTGAAAGCTCTTTTCCAAACATAGCTTCTAGAGTTTCATCACCATAAGAGTCTAATGCTGTTTTTAGATTACCAGCCTTAAATAGATCTGTGATTCTGCCCTTGCCGTTTATGTCTATAGATTTAGATAAAAGCTTCTGCATACTGGCCTGTTGTATGCTGGTGAATACTTCAGGACTAACGGTATTTTTTAATATCTCTATGTTTGCATTTGCATTTGGCCTAAATATTATATTAACCGTTTCATCTATACCTTTAAGAGGTAAATCTGATATAGCTCTATTAGCTTCAAGCTTCAATCTTTCATCAGATGCTTTGGCTAATTCTTTAAGACCTTGAACAAAAGCTAAACCTTGGTCGCTTGCGCTTAGACCCTTTCTTCTTGTTGTGAAGTCATTAACAAGGTTTTTAATGTCTTGTGGTTTGATTCTTGGACCAATTTTATTAACTTGTTCTATAGTATCTCTAACAAGTTTAGCTGTATTTTTTCCTGTAGCTGTATCTGTAAATAAAACATCTAACTTGCCTGGATAATCTCTTTCAAATCTTTTAATTTCTTTTGCAAACTGAGTAAAATTAATTGATTCGTCTACAACATCTGTAGATGCTCTAAACGCATCAGCAAACAATCTTTTCTTTAATTGTGACTTTAAGGTTTTTTCTGCTACTGCTTTTGTAGGTTTGTTTGCTTTCAGCATGTAGTCATCATAATCTCTAAGAGCTTTAAATATATCCTCTAGATCTCCTCTTTCACCATTTAAAATAACTTTTTTGTAAACTTCATCTGCGTTATGCGCACCCTTCTGTGAGTTGGATATTATTTTTTTAATCTCTAACCTATCAAAAGGTGCCATCCTTTCTGCTGCAATTTTATTGGCTTCTCTAAGTTGTTTTATTGCGTTATTTACTTCTCTTACTGCTTGTCCTTCTAACTCTATAACATCATCACCTAGACCTGCCGCTTTTATATTCTTTGCTAGTTGTACGTTAAACTGCTCTACACCTTCTATTTCTAGTTGAGTAAGGATACTATCTGGTTGACCAGGTATAAATATTTCACCATTTTGACTAACTCTAGAGTCATCAAGCTTACGCATGATTTCTATAATTACTTTTCTTTCTGGACTCGCTTCAAGTGTATCTCTAGAAATAGTATTTAGTTTTGAGTAAGCGTTTCTCACGTGAGCCAAATTAACTGGCCCTCCTCTAGCTACATCATTTTGAAACT